CGATCTGCGAAAACAGGCCGGGGCTTGATTGCGCCTCAGGATCGGGCGCCCCACGGGCGCCCCGCCCCTCTCCCCGACGTGCGAAAACGGGCCTATCGTCCTGTCATGGCACGCATCGTTGAGCGCCCGAAGAAGAGCGGCGAGATCACCTACCAGGTCCGCTGGATCCTCGGCGGTGGCCGCGGCGACGGCAGCAAGAACGAGACGGAGAACTTTCCCGACCCGGACGGCGCGCTGAAGTTCAAGCAGCTCGTCGACCTCCACGGCCAGAAGTGGCCGCCCGGCTGGGTCCGCGGCAAGGGCTTTGTCGAGGAGCCCGAACACCCCGACGACGCACCCCTCATGGACTACGCGTACCGGTACGTCGACCGCCTCACCGGAATCGACACCCGCACCCGCGAGGACTACCGGCGTGAGATCCGCCTCCACTTCTCCCTGATCCGCCACACCCAGCACAACGGGATAGTGGTCCCGGCGACGATCGCCAACCTCACCCAGGACGACGTGACGGACTGGGTGCGCGCCGAAGAGGAAGGCGAACCCGCGCCCGCCGGCGCCAACCGCTCATGGGCCCGAAAGCCCGCCGACCCCAAGTCCATCCGCAACCGGCACGGCCTCCTCTACTGCGTAGTGCAGTCCGCGATCGACGCGACCAAGCCGCTGCGCACCACGAACTGCTGCAAGAAGACCAACCTCCCCCGCGTCGACAACGAGACGCAGGCCGACATGTGCTTCCTGGAGCACGACGAGTACGCCCGCGTCGCCGCCGAAATCAAAGACCCCGACGCCCGCGACCTCGCCGACTGGCTCGTCGGCACGGGCATGCGCTGGGGCGAGGCGTCCGCGCTACAGGTGAGGGACTGCCACCTCACTGCCGCCCGCCCGTACGTGGAGGTGCAGCGCGCGTGGAAGAAGGCGAAGAAGGGCGCACCGGGCGGCGCGTACTTCCTCGGGCCGCCGAAGACCCGCAAGGCCCGCCGCCGCATCTACCTGACGCCGGACCAGGCGGCGGTGGTACGCCGGCAGATCGCCGGCCGCGCACCGGAGGACTTCGTGTTCCGGGCGGCGCAGGGCGGGCCGTGGCGGCACGCGAACTTCTACAACCGCAAGTGGCTACCGGCGGTGAACGCGGCGGTGGCGAAGGGCCTGCCGAAGCGCCCGCGCATCCACGACCTGCGGCACACGCACGTGGCGTGGCTGGTGGCTGGCCGGATCCCGCTGCCCGCGATCCAGCTGCGGCTGGGGCACGAGTCGATCCAGACGACCATCGACCGGTACGGGCATCTCGTGGATGACCTCGCTGACGACGTGCTGGCCGCGGTGGAGGCGGCGATGACCCCGGTGGCGGCCCCCGCTCAGCGGTTGGCGCTGGTGCCGGCTGTCAGCTGACGTGGCGCAGGCGCGGCGCGGGCGGCTTCGCGTTATCGTCGGCGACGGGTTGCCACAAGCCGTGGCGCACGAGGTGGGAGGCGATCCGGTCGATCTCGGCGACGGCGACGGCAAGGGGAGTGTCGTCGCGGATGAGCCATCGGGGTTGGCCGTCGATGTCGGCGTACACGACCGGGGGGGCGGAGGGCGGGAAGGCCGCCGCGGGTACGGTGCGGAAGATCCCGTCCGTCGCTGGTGTCGCCGCTGACTCCATCGAACCCCCTTCGCGCCAAGGCGCCGCCCACACTACCCGCACGCGCGTTCGAATAACGCGTGTAGATTTCGTGTGCGCTCCGTGCCTACTTTGCGCCCCCCAGGCGGTTCACAGATGATGCCACTCCGGTCACATTCAGTCGAGACCGAGGGTGAAAGTCGTACTACTTCGCCTCTCCAGGGTTGGGCGGGAACGTCTCGGCGATCGCAATCAGCCGCTCCAGATCCTCCGCGGACAGGGTGTCCGCGCGGTGCGCGAGGAGGCGGATGCGCTCGGCGCGCTGGCTCTCCACGGTCTGCACTCCGAAGAACTGCTCTCCCGCCGCGTCCTGAACCTCGCGGGTGGGTAGATCGAGCCCGGCGGCGAGCGCCCGGACTGGCGCTTCTCCAACCGGAGGAGCCGGCCGATCTTCCATTCCTGAACGCCGGTGTCCGGGTTGATGCAGCGGTCGGCGAGTTTGGCGAGGCTGAGGTGTAGTGCTGCCCGCCTGTCCGCGACAAGGTCGGACAGGGCGTGCGAGGTCTCCTGTTCGGCCATGCTGTTCATCCTGCCACTCCTGTGCGCGCGATGAGCCGTGGGGTGTTCATCTGCCCTGTGCGGGAGCGGCAGCGTCTTTGCTGCTCGCACACCACACGCGTTTCACATGATGAACGCAGTGTCCACCACGATGCACGACCAGCGCTAGAGCGCCCGGGTTAATGTCTTGTTTCCGTAACGACGTTCAACGAGATGGACGTTTCGTTCATCCTGTGCAATGCTCGTCTCATTCAACTCGATGAACGAACCATTCCACGAGGTGAACGTGAGACCACGCACGACGATGTACCGCCTCGTCAGCGTCGACCTGTTCCGGCAGCTCATGGAGCGCACCGGCGACGGGGCACCGATCAGCACCCGCCGGCTCGCCCGGGAGGCCGGCGTCGCCCACGGAACCGTCGGGAACCTCCGCACCGGAGCGCAGGTAACGGTGCCCGAAGACGCGGCCCGCGCCCTCGCCCACCGCCTCGGCGTCGACCTCCTCGTCCTGTTCGAGCCGGTCTGCCGCTCCACCACCACGCCCGAGGAGTACGTGAGCCTCGTCCGACCGGTGAAGGAGGTGCCGGCGTGAGGCTCTACGACTACGCCGAGGCCGCCGAGGAACTGCGCGTCGAGGAGTCCTGGCTCCGCAAGAACGTCCGCCAGTTCCCCCGGCGGAAGGCCGGCAAGAAGGTCCATTTCACGGACGCCGACCTGGAGCGGATCAACCAGCTGCTCCACCTGGAGCCGGAGTACGGGCCGCTTGCGAAGGCGGCGCCCGCCCCGACGGGAATCCCCGGCCACCCGCTCGCGGACTTGAAGCCGCTTCCCGCGCGGTCACGCCGCGCTTCCTGACCCCCCGCGTGGTGCGGGGCCGCCCGCCCTTGCCCGGCTGACGACCCCACCGGCATCACGCCCCTGCACAACCAACCGAAGGAGAGGCGATCCGCCTTGAACAGCAACCTTACCCAGCGGGACCACTTGGCGGCCGCGATCAACGCCGCCGAGCGGCTGCGCACGGACGTGTCATTGGAGCCGCCGCACACCATCGAACTCCGGGGGCCGGCCGGAGCGCAGGGCGCGTACTCGCTGGTGCTGGTGTTCTTCGGCGCCCCCGAGAACCTGGCCCGTTGGGCGGCTGCCCTGAGCGCGCCGGTCACCATCCGGGGGCACCTCTCGAACCCCCGCCTCCCGTATGCGGAGGCGCACGCCACCGTGCACGGGGTGGCCGTGAAGATGTGGGCGCTGGGTGATGAGGCGGAGTACGACCGGTACCGGTCGGCCGCCACGATGGTGCCGGAGTCGCCGACTGCCGTTGTGCCGCTGGCCGAGTCGCCGATGGCGGTGGCGTGATGACCGCCCGGGACGACGCCTACGTCGAGCAGATCCGCGCCCGCCACGCCGCCGCTGAGGGCGGGGCCTGGTTCCTGGCGCCCGAGCCGGACGCGGAGCCGGGCACGGTCCGTACGAGGGTCGACGGCTACCAGCGCACGGTTGGCGTCTTCGACTTCCGGGGCGCCCCCGCTACGGCTGACGCGAACCGCGAGTTCGTCCTCTACGCCCGCAGCGACATCGGCTACCTCCTCCGCGACCGCGCCCGGTACGCCGACCGGGCTGCGATGGCCGACCGCATCCGCCAGCTCGAACTCGCCCTCGGCAGCGCCACCCACCTGCTGCGGTCCGCCGCCATGCACATCAACGCCGGCCAGACCCCCGACCCCCACAGGCTGCGGGACAGCGCCGACGAGCTGGAGCAGATCACCGCCGACCGGATCGGTGGTGCCTGATGACCGCCGACGACTTCGAGCCCCTGCGTCTCCGTCTGCCGGTGGATGACCCGGACCGGCACGACCTGGACGCGGCGGCGGATGAGGCGTTCGCGCACCTGGCGCCGGGCTACCCGGACACGTGCAACCCGGCGGACTTCGCCCGGTCCGTCGCGGACGGCTTCGAGGACCCGGACCCGTGGGCCGACTGCGAGCCCACCTTCGCCCCCAAGCCCGTCACCGACGTGGAGACGGGAGGCCGGCTGTGAGCGCGTTCTCCGAGGACAGGACGAACGAGGTCTTCGCACAGTGGCTGGTACGGGAGCGCCTTCGCGTGGGCATCTCCCAGGAGCGACTGGCGCGCCTGGTGACGTCCGCCGGGTTCCCGGCGACCCAGCAGTACCTGACGAAGGTCGAGACGGGGCAACGGGGACACATCCCGCTCGGGTTCGCCGTGGCCGTCACGGCCGCGTTCAACGCGACGCCTGACGTCGCCCTCGGCTTGGCGCCGGACAACCCGGAAGAGCGCGGGCTGATGCGCTGCTCGCAGTGCAACGGCAACCCGCCCGCCGGGTTCACCTGCAACACGTGCGGCGGTGCGTCATGAGCGGCTGGGAGCGCGACCTGGAGACCGCCGCCCTCGCCCACCTGACCCGCGCGGTCGGTGACGAGAAGGGCGCCCGGCAGATCATCAACGGGCTGATCGCGAAGGGCCGCGAGCAGCGAGACGCCGAGGTTGAGGCCCTGCTGACGGAGCGCCACACCACGAACGAGGCCCTGTCGGAGGCGGCCGAGGCGATCCGCGCGAAGGACCAGCGGATCGCGGAACTGGAGCAGCAGGCCGCGGTCGTCGCGGAGTTCGTGGCCGCCCGCGCCGAGTACATCACCTCCATCCGCAACTGCCACCCCGACAACGGCCACGACTACGACCGTTGGCAGGGGCACGCGGAGTCGCGTCGCCAGCTCGCGGAGACGCTGGGCCTGCCCGTCGCGTGGCCGCCCGCTGTCGAGGACGGTGAGCGCTCGTGACCGCCGCCGACGTGATCACGCTGCTGGCCTGCACGGCCGCCGCCATCGCCTGGTGGGCGTGCTGCTGGGCCGTGAACCGCCGGGGCGGTGGGTCCCGGTGATGCTCCCCGTCCTGCCGCACCCGGTGGTCGTCGTCCCGGTCGTCTACGCCGCCGCGCTGGTGGTGGCGGGGGCGCTGGCCGCCGCCGACCCGCACCCGGTGGCCGCGTGTCGCCGCACCGCGCACGCCGCCCGGCAGCACACCGCGCACGCCGCCGTCACGGTCGCGCTGACCGTGGCCTGCGGGGGCGCCCCCACCCCCGTCACCACGCCCGAGGAGGGCACCCATGCCTGACGTCCCCGCGACGCCGCCCGCGCCGCATCTGTGGGAGATCGACCATCCCTACTACTGCGCCGAGGGCAACTACTACAAGAACGGGATGCACGACGTCTACGACTCGTGGGCCTCGTTCTACGAGGACTGGGGCGACAACGACCCGGACCTGAACCTCGTGTTCCGGTGGGACTGGAAGACGCACCGCATCCCTGGCGCACCGCTGGTTCCTGGCGTGGACGGATACGACCGGCTGCTCGTCTTCTGGGTGCTCCAGCGCAAGGCGCTCCTGCGGTCCACCGAGTGTGTCGTCACCGACGCCGACGAGCCCGCCGTGCTGGCGTGGCTCCAGGACCGGGCCCGCACCATCACGGCGATCTGGCAGCCGGTCACCCTCACCCCCGCCGGCGGTGAGTCGTGACCACCCCCGCCGTGACTCTGCCCCCGGTCCCGTGCCCGCGCGGGTGCGGCGCCCCCCACGCCACCGGCCACCAGTGCACGGGAGGCGGACGGTAGTGGCCACGTTCGAGCACCACGTCATCACCAGCACCCGCCACGAGTGGCACGTCCCCGCCGCCGAGCCGTGGGGTGCCGCGTCCGAGGAGATCGGCAAGGCGTGGGTTGCCGCAGAGACCACCTACCGCGAGGTCCACGGGCTCCCGAAGGAGGCGTCGCTGTCCGGCGACGCGATCCGCTTCCACGTCACGGACGACGCCGTGGTCCTGACCTTCACCCACGACACCCCTAAGGACGGCACCCGGTGATCCCCCGCGCCCCGCAGTGCGACGACGACCGCTGCGACTACGGCCCCAACGGCCACTGGCGCCACCACCCGGCGTGCGCCACGGAGACCTGCCAGTGGGCCGACGACGCCGCCCTCCAGGCCGCCCGCGAAGACGGCTACGCCCGGCCGTACGTCGGTCGCCCACAGGGACGGGGGTGGGCGGCATGAGCACCTTCTCCGAGTACGTCAACCGTTCCGCCCGCGCCGCCGGGTACGACCTCAGCGGACCCCGTAGCGGCGGCCGCAAGGCCCTCGCGGAAGCAGCGGGCATGGGCCAGACAGCCGTAGGCCGGATGCTCGCCGGGCAGTGCCTCCCCAATCCGTATGTCCTGCCGAATCTCGCGACCGCGCTGTCCGTGCCCGTGGAGGACTTGCTCCGTCTAGTCGGCCTACTGCCCGAGGCCCGGAAGGACACCGGCGAGTCCACCCAGCCCGCCCTGGACTTCTTCCAGGCCGGCCACGGATACACCCACCTCGACGGCCACGACTTCCTCTGCGTGACCGTCACCACCCACCCCCGCACCGGCCGGCTGTACGCCATGGGCTGGATCTCCGAGGGCGGACAGCTGCACCGGCCCGCCGTCGAGGACATCAACGCGTGGCGCCACGAGTACGACGGCTGCAAGCCGCCGGACGAGGGCCCGGACGGCGCCTACGTCTCCACCCGTGGCGAGCCCGGCGGTGACGCGTGAGCCGTCTCCTCCTCGCCGTGATCCGCACCGGCCCCTGGCCGTGGCTCGCCGCAGCCCTCGCCGCGGTCGGCGTGATCGCCGTCGCCATGTCCGCCACCACCCTCAACCACCGCCGGGAGAACCAGTGACCACCACCGTCAACACCGGCGTGTGGCAGGGCCCCGGCGTGTACACCGCCGACCAGGTGTCCCTGGAGCAGTACCACGCCGACATCGTGCCCGGCGGCAGCCTCAGCAGCAGCGGGGCACGCGCCCTCCTCGACCCCGGCTGCCCGGCGCAGTTCCACTACGACCGGCAGCACCCGCAGGCACCGAAGAAGGAGTTCGACCTCGGGACCGCCGCCCACTCCCTGCTCCTCGGCTCCGGCGCGGAGCTCGTCGTCGTCAGCGCCGAGAAGTGGACGACCAACGCCGTGAAAGCCGAGGTCGCCGCGATCCGCGCCGAAGACAAGATCCCCATCAAACCGTCCGACATGGAGAAGGTCACCGCCATGGTGGCCGCCGTCCGCCAGCACCCCCTGGCCGGCCCGCTGTTCACCCCCGGAACGGGCGTCGCCGAACAGTCCCTGTACTGGGAAGACAAGGCCACCAAGGTCGTATGCCGGGCCCGCCCCGACTGGCTCAAGAAGTACCCCGGCCTGACGCTCTGCGTCGACTTCAAGACGGCGGCAGCGGCCGACCCGACGGCCGCGAGCAAGGCCATCGCCGACCGCAACTACCACCAGCAGGACCCCTGGTACATCGACGGGATCCAGGCCGTCACCGGCCAGCAGGCCCGGTTCCTGTTCGTGTTCCAGTCGAAGACCGCCCCGTACCTGATCACCGTCCGCGAACTGTCCGAGGCGGACCGGGCGATCGGCCGCGCCAAGAACCAGCGGGCGCTGCGCATCTACGCCGAATGCGAGCGCACCGGCATCTGGCCCGACTGGACCGGGCCCGTCACCGACATCCCCTACATCTCCCTGCCCCCGTGGGCAGCCACCCGCGAAGCCGAGGAATACCTGTCATGACCGAACTCGCCGTCCCCGAGACCGCGCCCGTCGCCACCCGCAACGACAACACCCCCGCACCGCAGCAGCAGCTGCCCACCGGCGCCACCAGCCTCATCGAGTGGGCGCAGCAGGCCGACATCGCCTACCAGATGGCGAACAAGCTCGCCATGACGTCCTTCGTCCCCAACACCCTGCGGGGCAAGACCGGCGACATCGCCGCCGCGATCCTCGCCGGGCAGGAACTGGGCCTCAAGCCCATGGCCACCCTCAAGTCCATCGACGTCATCCAGGGCACCCCAGCGCTGCGAGCGCACGCCATGCGCGGCATCGTCCAGTCCCACGGCCACGAGATCGAACTCGTCGAGTCCGACGAGCAGCACTGCGTCATGCGGGGGCGCCGGGTCGGCGCGGAGGGCTGGCAGACCGTCGTGTGGACGATCCAGCGGGCCGCCGCGCTCGGCCTGGTCGGCAAGGCGGAGTGGAAGAAGCAGCCGCAGACGATGCTCGTCGCCCGCGCCACGGGCGAGCTGTGCCGGCTGATCGCGTCGGACGCCCTGCACGGCATGCCCTACGCGGCGGAGGAGCTGTCCGGGACGACGGAGCTGACCGTCGAGCAGGTCCGCGCCCCGCTCTCGGTGGCCGCGCTCACCGCCACGCCCGCCCCGGTCGCCGACCCGGAGGTCGTGGACCCGGCCGCGGACGACGCGGACCACGCCGCCGCCATCGCCGAACTCCGCACGGTCGGCGAGCAGGTCGGGGTTCAGGACGTCGAGCAGGACGCCTACGCCGAACTCGGGGTGCCCCTCGACGACGCGCCCACGCACGCCATCCGCGACCTCACCGCCCGCTGGCGCAACACCACCGCCTGATCCACACCACCCCACGGCCGCCCCGCCCGCCCAAATCAGGCGGGGCGGCCACCAAGGAGCATCCCATGACCAACTTCCAGCAGCCGCCCGGCGGCGGCGACCCAGACGCCCCCTGGCACCTCGGGTACCTCGCGTCGTACGACTGCGAAACGACCGGCATCGACATCGACAACGACCGGATCGTCACCGCCGCCCTCGTCGTGCCCGGCCGCGAGCCCCGCACCTGGCTCGCCGACCCCGACATCGACATCCCGGCCGAAGTCGCACGCATCCACGGCGTCACCACCGAGCACGCCCGCGCACACGGCCAGCCCGCCGCGCTCGTCGTGGACGAGATCGCCGAGGCCATCGCCGACGAACTGGCCATGCGGTCGGCGCTCATCGTGATGAACGCCCCCTTCGATCTCAGCCTCCTCGACCGCGAGTGTGCCCGCCACGGCCTACCCACGGTCACGGAACGGCTCGATGGAGACCCGATCGCACCGGTCGTGGACCCACTCGTCCTCGACCGCGCCGCCGACCGATACCGCAAGGGCAAGCGCAACCTGGAAGCGCTCGCCGCCCACTACGACGTGAAGTTCGAGGGCGACGCCCACACCGCCGGCGCGGACGCCCAGGCCGCCCTCAATGTGGCCCTGGCTATCGCCGAGAGGTACTCGGAGCTGCAGGTGACGGGGCGGGTGCTGG